AATCACCAGCGGATATACCTGTCCAATCTAAACCATTATCTGAATATGCCCAATTATAACCTGGATAACTTGAAGTTCCTGCTACTATATATCTTGACCCGTTATAATTAAATGTTCGTTGATTACAGAATCTACCATCCGCTTCAACATTAGATGATATATATGTCCAATTAGAAAAAACCGATAAATCAGTAGATGCATCTGCATACCAGAGAACATGTCCAACACTAAAACTTTTTTGTCCTCCAACATAAAATCTATTTGTATCTTTAATATATTTAACAAAAAATCCACCATTATCAACACCTTGCATGTTATTTGGGAAAGCACTACCAGTATAATAGAAAAATGTACCATCAACATTAGTAAATGTTGTACCTCTATTATAACTAACTTGAATTGTACTACTACATCCAGCTATTATAACAATATTAGCACCATTACTATCAATTGATCTACCATAAAAATTAGTAGTAGCAGATCCCCATGCAGGTCCATAAGATGTGGTGCTTCTATAAGCATCATATCCTACAGCAGTAAATAAAGCATAATATATTGCTGGACCGGTAGAACCAGTTTGTCCAAGACCAACTGGTCCAGTATATCCAGTGTAACCTGTATATCCAGTAAAACCAGTATAACCTGTAAATCCAGTATATCCAGTAAAACCTGTGTACCCTGTGTAACCAGTAAATCCAGTGTATCCAGTGTAACCAGTATATCCTGTAAAACCAGTGTATCCAGTAAAACCCGTATAACCTGTATATCCAGTAAATCCAGTATATCCACTATATCCAGTATATCCTGTAAAACCTGTGTATCCTGTAAAGCCAGTATATCCAGTATATCCAGTATATCCTGTAAATCCTGTATACCCAGTGTACCCGGTAAAACCTGTATATCCTGTATATCCCGTATATCCTGTATATCCTGTAAAACCAGTGTATCCTGTAAAACCAGTATATCCGGTATATCCAGTATAACCAGTATATCCAGTAAATCCTGTATAACCTGTAAATCCAGTGTATCCAGTATAACCTGTAAATCCTGTATATCCAGTAAAACCAGTATAACCTGTAAATCCAGTATATCCAGTAAAACCTGTGTACCCTGTGTAACCAGTAAATCCAGTGTATCCAGTATATCCAGTATAACCAGTGTATCCTGTAAAACCAGTATAACCAGTAAATCCTGTATAACCTGTATATCCAGTATAACCTGTATAACCTGTGAATCCAGTGTAACCAGTAAAACCAGTATAACCAGTAAAACCAGTATAACCAGTATATCCAGTAAATCCAGTATATCCTGTATATCCAGAATAACCAGTGTATCCTGTATATCCTGTAAAACCAGTGTATCCTGTAAATCCTGTATATCCTGTAAAACCAGTATATCCAGTATAACCTGTAAATCCAGTATATCCAGTAAATCCTGTATATCCAGTGTATCCAGTGTATCCAGTATAACCTGTAAATCCAGTATATCCAGTAAAACCCGTATAACCAGTAAATCCTGTGTATCCAGTAAAACCAGTGTATCCAGTGTATCCAGTTACACCAGTATATCCTGTAAAACCTGTATATCCTGTAAATCCAGTATATCCAGTAGATCCTGTAACACCAGTATATCCAGTAAATCCAGTATATCCTGTAAATCCGGTAGAACCTGTAACTCCTGTGTATCCTGTATATCCTGTTGAACCAGTAAAACCATACAAGTTAGCAGCTAAAGTAGTATGTACATGTGATTGACTTCCCTCTCTAAAATAAAATGATACACTTTGACCAGTTGTCGTTCCAGATGGAATTTCAGCATACAATTCTATGAAAACTCTTTTAGATAAATCATCTAAATCGGTTTGACTAACATAAAATGAAACTGTTGTTATCTCCGATGTAGTAAACAAAATTGGTTTTTTATACGCACTTCCATCTCTAATTAATATTGGATTACTAACACCATCCGAATCTACACTATAAATCTTTGGATAATAATAGGTTTGAACTGATGAAAAATCATTTACAGATATATATATGTTAAATTCCCATAATCCTCCAACTATTAATGTTGAATTTATACTATCTGGATCAGTTGTAAATGTTCCAATTAAATTTGGAGAATTATCATTTGTTCCAAAATCATAAGTTACTATTGTTTCTACATCAAAATCAGGAACAATTAATAAACTCTGTGTAACAGGAGCGATTGTTGTTGTATTATTATCAAAAAATAATGTTAATCCAGCAGAAATACCTGGTGGTCCTTGTACTCCTGTATATCCTGTTACACCAGTATATCCTGTAAATCCAGTATATCCAGTGAATCCTGTATATCCTGTAAAACCAGTGTAACCAGTATATCCTGTGAATCCTGTATATCCAGTGTATCCAGTAAAACCCGTGTAACCAGTAAAACCTGTATAACCTGTGAAACCAGTGTAACCAGTAAACCCTGTATATCCAGTAAATCCAGTATATCCAGTAAATCCTGTATATCCTGTAAAACCAGTGTATCCGGTAAAACCAGTATATCCGGTAAATCCGGTATAACCAGTGTATCCTGTAAATCCTGTATATCCTGTAAAACCAGTATATCCACTATATCCAGTATATCCTGTAAAACCTGTATAACCTGTATATCCTGTAAAGCCTGTATAACCAGTAAATCCAGTATAACCTGTAAATCCTGTGTATCCTGTAAATCCAGTATATCCAGTGTATCCTGTATAACCTGTGTATCCAGTAAATCCTGTATAACCAGTGTATCCAGTAAATCCAGTATAACCTGTGTATCCCGTATAACCAGTAAAACCTGTATAACCAGTGTATCCTGTAAAACCTGTATAACCAGTAAATCCAGTATATCCTGTGTATCCAGTATATCCAGTGAATCCCGTATAACCAGTATATCCGGTGAATCCAGTATAACCAGTAAATCCTGTATATCCTGAATAACCAGTGAAACCAGTATATCCAGTATATCCAGTATAACCAGTAAAACCGGTATAACCAGTAAAACCGGTATATCCTGTGTAACCTGTGTAGCCTGTATAACCAGTAAATCCAGTATATCCAGTAAAACCAGTGTATCCAGAGTAACCAGTATATCCTGTGAATCCTGTATAACCAGTAAATCCTGTATATCCTGAATAACCAGTGAATCCAGTATATCCTGTAAATCCTGTATATCCTGTGAATCCTGTATAACCGGTGAAACCAGTGTATCCTGTGAAACCGGTATATCCTGTGAATCCCGTATAACCTGTAAATCCTGTATAACCTGTAAATCCTGTGTATCCTGTAAATCCAGTATATCCTGTGTAACCTGTAAATCCTGTAAAACCTGTATAACCTGTATAACCAGTAAAACCTGTATATCCTATATCACCTTGTTGACCAGTATCACCAGTATCACCTTTATCACCTTTATCACCTTTATCACCCTGTGGACCAGTATCACCTTTATCTCCTTGTGGACCAGTGTAACCAGTATAACCAGTAAAACCTGTTAATCCTTGTGGTCCGGATAATGATAATAACCAACTATTTGAAGATGGATTAGGTGAATAACCACTTGAAGATAATACAGTAACATATAATACAAATGTTCCAAATCCTGGACCTTGCCAATCCATTTGTGTAATTTGCCCATAATATATTAAACTAGAATTATTATCTTTTATATTTACATATTGTCCAACTGCCCATACTGTTTCACTATTAGAACCAACAACACCGAATTCATATTGTGTTCCTATAGTCGCACTTGTTGTTACATCATTATTCAATCCAACAGTCTCAAATCCATATCCACGCGGTCCTGTAAAACCAGTATAACCTGTGTATCCGGTAAATCCTGTATATCCAGTATATCCTGTAAAACCTGTATATCCTGTAAAACCGGTATATCCAGTATATCCGGTAAAACCAGTGTATCCTGTATATCCTGTGTAACCTGTAAATCCAGTGTACCCAGTAAAACCAGTATATCCAGTATATCCAGTGTAACCAGTATAACCAGTATATCCTGTGTATCCAGTAAAACCAGTATATCCTGTATAACCAGTATAGCCAGTATAACCAGTATACCCAGTATATCCTGTGTATCCAGTATAACCAGTATATCCAGTAAATCCAGTATATCCTGTAAATCCTGTATAACCAGTATATCCAGTAAAACCAGTATATCCTGTAAAACCAGTATATCCTGTATATCCAGTAAATCCTGTATATCCGGTAAAACCAGTATATCCAGTAAACCCTGTATACCCTGAATATCCAGTATATCCAGTAAATCCTGTGTAACCTGTAAAACCAGTGTAACCAGTATAACCAGTAAAACCAGTATAACCAGTAAAACCAGTATAACCAGTGAATCCCGTATAACCTGTAAATCCTGTATAACCTGTAAATCCAGTAAAACCAGTATAACCTGTTACACCAGTATATCCGGTAAAACCAGTGTATCCTGTAAATCCTGTAGAACCTGTTACACCAGTATATCCAGTATAACCTGTTGATCCAGTAAAACCATACAAATTAGCAGCTAAAGTACTGTGTACATGTGATTGACTACCTTCTCTAAAATAAAATGATACACTTTGACCCGTTGTTGTTCCAGATGGGATTTCAGCATATAATTCTATCAAAACTCTTTTAGATAAATCATCTAAATCAGTTTGACTAACATAAAATGATACTGTTGTTATCTCTGATGTTGTAAACAAAATTGGTTTTTTATACGCACTTCCATCTCTAATTAATATTGGATTACTAATACCATCTGCATCTACACTATAAATCATTGGATAGTAATAAGTCGAAACAGATGATAAATCATTTACAGATGTATATACATTAAATTCCCATAATCCGCCAACTATTAATGTTGAATTAATACTATCTGGTTCTGTTGTAAATGTTCCAATTAAATTTGGAGAATTATCATTTGCTCCAAAATCATAAGTTACAATTGTTTCTACATCAAAATCTGGAACAACTAATAAACTCTGAGTAACTGGAGCGGTTGTTGTTATATTATTGTCGAAAAATAATGTTAATCCAGCAGAAATACCTGGTGGTCCTTGTACTCCGGTGTATCCTGTTACACCTGTATAACCAGTAAATCCTGTATAACCCGTATAACCTGTAAATCCTGTATAACCTGTAAACCCTGTTACACCAGTATAACCAGTAAATCCAGTATATCCAGTAAATCCTGTAGATCCTGTTGTTCCAGTGAATCCAGTATAACCAGTAAATCCTGTATAACCAGTAAATCCAGTATATCCTGTAAAACCGGTATAACCGGTAAAACCAGTATATCCTGTGTACCCAGTATATCCACTATATCCTGTATATCCACTATATCCTGTATATCCTGTAAAACCAGTTCGACCTGTATAACCTGTATAACCTGTGTATCCTGTATATCCTGTATAACCAGTATATCCTGTATATCCAGTAAAACCAGTAAAACCAGTATAACCAGTATATCCAGTATAACCAGTATATCCAGTATACCCAGTATAACCAGAATATCCAGTATAACCAGTATAACCAGTATATCCAGTATAACCAGTATATCCAGAAAATCCTGTATATCCAGTATAACCAGTATATCCTGTGTATCCGCTATATCCTGTGTATCCACTATAACCAGTATATCCACTATATCCAGTGTACCCAGTATAACCAGTATAACCAGTATATCCTGTATAACCACTATATCCAGTATAACCAGAATATCCAGTAGATCCTGTAGATCCGGAATAACCAGTATAACCAGTATATCCAGTGTATCCAGTAGATCCAATAGATCCTGTATAACCAGTATATCCTGTGTAACCTGTAAAACCAGTCCATCCTGTAGAACCTACAATATGACCAACATTTTTAAATTGACTTGTTGTAAATGGACCATCTCTATAATATGTTGGTATAGTTGGCGTACCAACACCTGTTACGATTTGATTACCAGAAGTATCTGTAAGATAAGTCGAAGAAGAATAAACATTTAATAATAATTGTGTTCCATCTGATAAAGTATAAGATTTTGTAGGTACAGGAATGGTTGAATCTGTATATGTATACAAAGCACTATTTGTTATATGAATATTAGTAATATATGCACTACCAGTATTTATAGAACCTGATGGACCCCAAGCCATAATTGCATTAACATATCCTGAAAAACTAAATGTTGGTGAAAACTCATTTAAAAAAATTGATAATTTATTACCATCTAACCAACATGCAAAATTATTTGAATTATCAGCTGCGCGTACAACAACTATATTATGCCATATTCCAGTTGTTATTGGTGATGGTAAAGTCCATAAAATACTTCCACCTGCAGCTGCTTGTAATTGAATATATCCAGATATGATATATAGTGTAAATTGTTGAGATGCAGTTGAATAAACAGTCCCTAAAAGTGGCGTACCAACACCTATTGTATTATAATTAAACCATCCACGTATCGTGAATGCATTAGAACCAAGAGCAATACCTGGAGATAAAGATAAATATTTTGCATTTGAATTATTAACATTTATACTTCCTCCATAATTTCCTTGAAATACTTGTAAATCTCCAATATCATTTTGAATTAATCCACTTCCAACTGGTAAATCAGTTATATCATAAGCGTTAAGTTCTGTTGAATTATTTACATTACCATATATAATTGTACCTTGAAGACCGGTATATCCTGTTACTCCTGTATACCCAGTCCATCCTGTATATCCTGTTGCACCACCTGACCCAACAGGTCCTGTAGGTCCAGTATATCCAGTATATCCAGTATATCCAGTAGAACCTGTAGAACCTGCAGAACCTGTATAACCAGTTGAACCTGTAGAACCTGCAGAACCTGTATAACCAGTATATCCTGTATAACCAGTATATCCTGTAAAACCAGTTGAACCAGTGGAACCGGTAGAACCAGTAGAACCTGTATATCCTGTATAACCTGTATAACCTGTAGAACCTGTAAAACCTGTATATCCTGTAGAACCTGTAAAACCTGTTGTTCCATTTGACCCAGTAGAACCAGTTGGTCCAACAGAACCTGATGACCCAGCAGAACCAGTTGGTCCAACAGAACCAGTTGGTCCAACAGAACCAGTTGACCCAGTATATCCTGTGTATCCAGTTGCTGGAAAAGCAGAGAACGTTAAAGATTGATGTCCATGTATATCAGTACCAGCAGTTATATTTATACCAGTACTCGCAATAAAATCAACAGTATCTAAACCACTAGCTGTTAATTCAAGATTTCCGTTTACTTCCCAATATTTAAATGTACTATTCATAGCAATAGTAACAGTTCCAGTAGGTCCTTGTTGTACATCAAAACCAGAATCAAAATCAAAAAGCACAGTATCGATATTTAAATATCCTGTTAATCCAGTAGAACCAGTAATTCCAACAGTTAAATGAGTAGCTGGTTCAATAGTTGCATTTGAATAAGTTAATTCATTTGTTATAGGATTGTAAACAACAGGTTTAAGAGAAGTGTCACTTGATTGTTTAAAATTTTCTAAAAATAATGTATCAACTAATTTAATATTCAAACTTTCTTGAATGTTTGAAATTATAATAGGTATAGAACCATTGTAAAATGGATGAGATGGTGGTAAATATGAATTTAAACCCCATCTCCATAAAATTTCAGCCTCTACTCCTTGTCTTTCTAATTGTGTTAAACTTCTATTATATATAATTAATTCAGCGATTTGAGCATTAACACTACCTGAATTATTTGCATTTAATGAATTGATAAATAAATTTGATGTAAACAATCCAGTGTAATCATCAGAAGTTCCAAGTGTATCTACAGAATAAATATTAACACCGTCAGAATAAACAGTAATTAAATTAGAATTACCAATATCAATAGACATAAATTCAAGTAATTGCCATCTATTACTAACTGCATTTTGAAATGATTGTGTAGATTTAGAAACTAATGAATTTAAATTATTTCTTTGATTAATTACATAATTACTGTAAGCTGAATAATGATTAGATAGATAATAAAAACTATCTGATGAATCAATACTCTGTGCTTGAATCATTGGACTTGATGTATTTTGATTCACAGGTTTATACAATAAAAACACTGAAAACCCTTTTCTATTTAAAGGGATACTTGAAATCATATTTTGTTGTGCATTTGTATAATCTACAACTCCAAACCCATTTAAGGCATTTGTAATATATGTAGGCGTTGTTCCTGGAATTGGAGACATTGCAACATAACCATTTACTCTACTTGCCCAAGAAACAACTGAATCTCCATTGTTATATGGTAGATTTTGTGAATTTAACCATAACAATAAATCAGATGTTTCAGAAACAAAATTAAATGGTCCTGTTCCACTATAATCACCTATTGTTATCGTTCCAGTATTTTGATATGATGCTCCAGTCGGTCCATAAGGACCAGTTGCTCCTGTATTTGTTGAATAACCTGCTGATCCAGTTGGTCCAGTATATCCTGTATAACCAGTATATCCTGTATAACCAGTATATCCTGTCGCAGACCCAGGAGGACCAGTAGGTCCTGTTACTGATATACCAGATGGACCAGTATAACCAGTATAACCTGTATAACCTGTATTTCCAGGTGTTCCTGTAGGACCAGTATCTCCATCAACTCCCTGTGTTCCTGTTGCTCCAGTATAACCAGTATATCCAGTATATCCTCTTGGACCTGTATATCCAGTATAACCAGTAAATCCAGTATAACCTGTAGATCCAGTAGAACCAGTTCTACCAGTTGCACCTGTTGTTCCTGTTGGTCCAGTACGTCCTGTAGGTCCGGTATAACCAGTTGGTCCAGTATAACCAGTTGGTCCAGTATATCCAGTTGGTCCAGTTGAACCATCTCCACCTCCTCCTCCAGATCCAGTATGTCCAGTATATCCAGTATAACCTGTAGGTCCAGTTATTCCGTTCCGATAAAGTCTTAAATCATAAAATACATGCATATACGTAAGATCACCTTCAGCTGGACTTAGTTTAAATATTGTCTTATTTGGGATTTTATCACTCATTTTCTTTATTAAAATATAAATAAAAATTAAATTTTATTGTGTGTATATATTATATCTATTTATAAGAATATATTAAAAATATATTCTTATAAATTTTAAGACTGTTTTACAGTTTAATCATATTTAGACGCCGTTATAATTATTTTATAATTGAAAAATCAATATAAAATAAATAAAAAAATCAATATATAAATTTACAATTAAATTTAATATTTTTTATATGATTCTAATATTTCAAGATCAATAAAATTATATTTATACAAGATGTCTAACGTTTTATAATCATTCTGATAAAAATTAATAATGTTTTGTATTGCTTTTTCTGACAAAAATTTAGAAACATCATTTTTATTTTCTCTTATTCTTTTTATTGAAATATTATTATCTAAATTTAAAATTTCTTTTAATTTATCAATATCTTCATCTATTTTTTCTAACTTACCTATCCAAAGAATATTATTTTTGTATTTTTCAATGAATTTTCCTTCATCCAAATAAAAGGAAAGACCTAAAAAATGATTATAATTACATAATTCAATTGCTTTATTTCTTATATTTGAATCATCACTTGTTAAACTTTCCGCAAATTCATTTACATTCTTAAATGAAACAATATTTTTATCTAATTCAGGACTAAAATAATAATTTTTTGTCAATTTTTGATGTGTAAAAAAAGGAGATAAACAATTATCTAATGATATATTATAACCAAGAGAAACTAAATCTTGATTAATTAAACTATAATAGTAATTAAATGTTGAAACAAACCTTTTTATTGGATTTCTTATTAGTATTAAAAATTTATCATATTCACTACAAGGAATGGGTGGCTTTTTTAAATGATGTGTTTCAAATTTTATATTATTACTATTAAGAAATTCCTCTAAAGATGTACCTCCTGTTTTAGCTATATGAATAAAATTTAATGTATTTTTATTTACTTTATTATGTATTTGATTAGATATTTTAAAACTTGACATTTTTATATATTTAAACAATTTTGTTTAAATATATAAAATGAAAGAAATAATTTTAAATTCTAGAGAAATATGTGATTTTGAATTAATAGTTGATGGTTCATTCAATCCATTAGATGGCTTTATGAATGAAAAAGATTACAATAATGTTGTTAACTCTATGTATTTAGATTCAGGACAATTTTTTCCTATACCTGTTGTTTTATCTATAACTAAAGAAAAAGCATACGAATTAGATAACGAAAAAACAGTTATTCTCAAAAATGAAACAGGTATTATAGTTGGTGAAATGATTATTGAATCAATTTATAAACCTAATTTTGAAAATGAATGTTTAAAAGTATTTAAAGCAAGTATTGATGAAATAAATCATCCTTATATAAAAATATTATATAAATTTCAAAAAGAGGATAGATTTTATATTGGTGGAAAAATTAAGAAAATTAACAAAGTTCCACATTATGATTTTCAAGAATTGAGATTATCTCCTTATGAAACAAAAAAATGGTTTAAAGAAAATGATTGGGAACAATATCCAATATTAGGTTTTACTTGTAGAAACCCATTACACCGTTCACATTATCATTTAATTAAGAATGCTCTTGAACAAATACCAAAATCTAAATTATTTTTAAATCCTGTTGTTGGTATAACTCAAGAAAGTGATATTGATTATATTACAAGAGTTAAATGTTATAAACATATTTTAAAATATTATGATAATAATACAATTAAATTAAATTTGTTAAATTTAAGTCAACGAATGGCTGGGCCTAGAGATGCTCTATTTATGAGTTTAATCAGAAAAAATTATGGTTGTACTCATTTTATTATTGGAAGAGATTTTAGTGGTCCAAGTTGTAAGAGATTTAATGGAACAAATTTTTATGAACCTTATGAAGCGCAAGAAATGTTAAGTAAATATGCTGAAATAATTGGAATTATACCTATTTATTCGAAAGAAATCGTCTATACTATTTCAAAATCAGAAACAGAAAACGAAAATAATGGAAGTTTTTTAGAAATAGATAAAATAGATACAAATGAAATGAAAATTATGAATATTTCAGGAACTAAATTTAGAGATATGTTAAAAAATAATATTGAGATCCCTTCATGGTTTAGTTTTACAGAAATTACAAATGAATTAAAAGAATCAAATAAACGCAATGGTTTATGTGTCTATTTATGTGGTTTATCCAGTTCTGGTAAATCAACTTTAGCAAATTATTTAATTACAAAAATAAAAGAAGTATCCTCAAAACCAATAACTCTTTTGGACGGTGACATTGTTCGAACACATATTTCTAAGGGTTTAGGATTTTCAAAAGAAGATCGTTCAACAAATGTTAGACGAATTGGATATGTTGCATCTGAAATTGTTAAACACCAAGGTATTGTAATTGTAGCGAATATTGCTCCTTTTAAAGAAGATAGAGATTTTAATCGAAATTTGATAAGTCAATTTGGAAATTATGTTGAAATTTTTGTTGATACACCGATAAAAGTATGTGAAGAAAGAGATACTAAAGGATTATATTTAAAGGCATATAAAGGTATTATTAAAGAATTTACAGGTATTTCATCACCTTTTGAAACTCCAGAAAATCCAGAAATGGTTTTAGACGGAAATAAAACAATTGAAGATAATTTAAATTTAATTATTTCTTATTTACAACCATTTTTAATCTAACTTTTCTTTTTCTTTTTCTTTTTTCTTTTCTTTTTTCTTTTCTTTTTCTTTTTTCTTTTTCTTTTTCTTTTCTTTTAGAAAATCAAAATCTTTTTTATAAAAATAATTTTATAAAAAAGATTTTATTAAAATTAATTTTTCTTTTTCTTTTTTATAAAATATATTTTTGAAATTAATTTTTCTTTTTAAAAGTTTTTGATTTTCTTCTTTTTCCATCAAATAATTTACTCTTTAATGTTTGAATTTCAGCTATTTCACTCTGTATTTTTTCTAATTTAGTATTATCAAACGGTCTGTTGTATTTGAGTGATAAATCTTTTGTTTTATATTCTTGTTTTAATTGACTCATTAATTTACTTTCATATATTGATGATAATTTTTTATTTGTTTCAGCATCTATTATATGATGTTTAACACCTCCAGGTAATGATTTAATAAAACTGACTGGATCATCTGGACTTTTGATCAAAGATTTTGTTGGATCACTTAAATAATTTATATTATCAAAATTTAAAATATCATCAAATAAATATTTTGCTATATCTACCATAGGACTTCTTTCATCATTTATATCTGTACGACCTCCCATATAAGATCCTGAAGCAAAATTAAAAGATATATCATTATCAAATTTTTCTAATTCTCCTGCTACAATAACACTAACTTTAGAAGGTATATCCATATTTTTTTCATTAAAATATTTAGATATAATAAAAGTATGTTTTGCATGAATTTCTAAAGCATTATGTGCCTGTGTTGATAAAAATATTATTTTATCATTAAAATATATTAATAACCATGTATATATACCATCAGGTGATGATTTATTAAATTCTCTATTTACATATAAACGAAATTTAGAAGAAAAACCACGAGTTTCATATTTATTACCTTTAAATACTAAATATTTTTCATCTCCTTTTAATTTTACAGATGTAACAGGAAAATCAGATGCTACAAAAGTATGTAGAAAATTAATATAATTTGATGACTCATCTTTAATTTTTCTTTTTATTTCACTTTTTAATTTTAAACTACTCATTTTATTATAAATAATATAATAAAATTTTTATACAGAACTATATAAATTCTCATAATATAATTGCAATTGTTTTTTAAAATATTCATTTGGTTCTATAATATTTCTTTTAAATTTTATTATTTCAATTACATTATATGGCATCATTCCGTATGATTTTATCATATATGAAGATAAAATAGTAGCACTACGAGAACGTCCAAATACACAATGTATTAAAACTTTACCATTATTTTCAAATGCATCATTAATAAAGTTATTTGCATCATCAAAACATTCCAATATATTTGTGTTACAATCATCCAAAGCATTTATAACCATATATTTAAATTTATCTGGATAAGGTGGTTCATATCCAGCTATAACAGATATAATATGAGTGATTCCATGTTTTTCTAATTGTTCTGAATCGTAACTAGATCCAATGGCACCAATATAAATTCCCTCAATTACTTCATTTGCTTCAAAACGATTTTCTAAAATATTATAAAATCTAAGATTTGAGTGAATTTTATTAAATATATAATATGGATAATATGAAAAACTAAAATTATTTGTTTCTACTTCTTTATAAATAACATTTTCTTCATTATTTTCTTCATTATTTTCTTTATTATGATTATAATAAGAAGTCATCATTTTATTTATTATCTATTTTTTTTATATTTGTTTTTATTATTTTTTAGAAAATAAAAAATTATATACTTGCATATTATTTAAGTCATCTTTATTACTTCCTACAGATAATGCTTTTTTACATGCATCTCTACCCAATTCAATTTCTTGATTTGATAATAAACACACAATACTAATAATATTCCATCTTTTATAATCATAGAAAGAATGATTTACCATACTTAAATCAGATGGTTTTTGTAATTGAAATAATTGTCTAACATATTTGATAACTTGATCTGTAATTTTTTTATCAATTGAATATGACATTAAAAATATAAATGCATCTATTGGTGGATCACGAAATTTAGTAATCGCTTCTTCTAAATATGTAAAAATTATATTTTTATTTTTATCGGTTCTAATTGCAGAATAACCTATTCTAACTAATATATTTTTTAAAATATGATCACCCATTACTTCATCTTCATCATCATCTTCTTCTTTTTCATAACTAAGTAAATTATATTTAAAAGCATTTTCATAATCTTCCAAACTTAAGTAAGTTTGTCCTAAATAATATAAATTTCTTTTGTTTGGCACAGATTTCAATAAATTTTCAATATCTTTTATATAACGATTTTGCGTGGAAATGCCATATAAATCTCTATTTTGATATAAATAAAATATGTTTGAAATATTAGTTATATCTTTAACATTTTTAAATTTTTCATGAACAAGATATTTTAAATCATATCTACAATTTGTATGATTTCTAATAAATCTTACATCATAATGATCATCAAAAACACGATTTACTAGCCAATTATGTTTAATTAAAGCATGATTATAAATATTTGGTATAGAAGCAATTGCTTTATTAAATTCATTTTTATGTAATTTAGTTTTTAATTCATCACCAGCATCCATTAAAATTAAATATTCAATATCTTTAATTGTTTCAGCAAATTCAATTGCTTCATTACGACTTTCTGGGAATGATTTAAACGTAGTTTCCTTTAAATATAGTTTTTGTTTATTTTTTGCACATGTACTTTTAATTATATCTATCGTTTTATCAGTACTACCAGTATCTAATACGATCACAGTATTAATTATATTTTTAAAAGAATCAATACTTACTTTTATACTTTTTTCTTCATCTTTTACCATCATTAATACAGCAATCATTTATATTTTTATTCATTTATTTATTTCTTTAATTACATAATAAAAGAATTTAAAGACAAACATTTATAATCTAAATAATAATATTAGTAATGTCTGAATTGAAAATTGAAGAAAAAAAACCACATCCATGTCAATATTGTCAAAAACCTTGTTTTGGATATCAGTGTAAAGAATGTCATTTCAAAATGATAAAAGATAGAGAGGCTATTTGCATGGATTGTAATAATTCATTTTATGGAATGAGAAAAAATGGTACTTTTAGAAAAAGATGTACCGATTGTCAAGATAACTACAATAAAAAGTATATTTGTAAATGTATTACATGTAATAATGATTTTCATGCATATTTAGACGATGGTAGAGTATTCGATAGATGCTTAGATTGTTATAAGAAAAGTTTTAAGAAGTGCGATAGATGCGATAACAATACTAGAGAAGAATATAGTTTATGTAAAGTTTGCTATATAAATGAACGTAATATTTTAGATGAACCAAGAATTCTAAATTAAATTTTTAAATTTTTAAACTTTAAGTTTAAAAAAAATATATTTTATTTATATAAATGGAAGAATCTAAAGTTGAAACTTATATTTTAAAAAAAGATACAATTTTATATCGATCATCTGTTGATATTTGTAAAATGTTCAAAAAACCATTAAGAGATTTTAAAGAAAAATGTGAAGATACAGAAAAAAAAGGATTATATTTTTCTGATTCTATTATGGTTCCATTTGGAATGTCTTTTGAATATTTAGATAAATTTAATACAAAAAAGGTTGGAAAATTTTTATCTTCATTTTACAGAAATTCAACTGATGATATAAAAGATTCATATTTTAAAAGTCACCAAATTGGAAAATTTATCGTTAAAGAAGATATTAAATTATATGTTGGTAAATATTCATTTAGAAAAAAAGAACTAGGTGGCAAAGGCGAGGAAATATATGATCAAATCCCAACTAAAAATTATAATCATACAGAAAATATATGTGTAATAATTGGAGAAAATGATGATAAAATATTTAAAATTATTTTTGAAACATCACATCTCGCGCATAACGAATATTTTATTGGAGAAGATACTGATCTTGATAAAATTGAATTAACAAAAATTTATGATTTTAATATTGAACAATTTAAAAAATATGTTTTACATAAACAAGAAGAAATAGAAAATGAATACACAAAACAAAAAGAAGAAAAAGAAGAAGAATATACAAAACAAAAAGAAAAAATAGAAAAAGAATATACAAAACAAAAAGAAAAAATAGAAAAAGAATACAGTAAACAAAAAAAAATATATAAAGTTAGTAATGAATACTTAAAAAAAGAAATAGAAAAAGAATACATAAATCAAATAGAAAAAATGATTAATTATATAAATACAGAATACATAGATATGAAAGAAATAATATGTGAAGAAGATGGTAAAAAGAAATCTAAAAAATCTAAAAAAAAGAAATCTAAAAAGAAATCTAAAAAGAAATCTAAAAAGAATTCTAAAAAAACTAAAAAAAAGAAATCTAAAAAGAATTCTAAATTTTAAAATTGATTTTTTTATATTTTTTTTTAACTTTTTAAAACAAAATGATTAATATTATTGTTGCTATTGATAAAAATTACGGAATTGGTATAGATTCTAAACTACCATGGAAGATAAAAGATGAATTAAAGATATTTAAAGAAAAAACACTTGATACAGTTTGTATTGTTGGGCGTAAGACATATGATGAATTACCTATTCTAGATGGCAGAATGGTTATACCAGTTTCAGCTTCTAATAATGAAGATTTTATGACATTCGAACAAGCATTAGAAGAAGCAAAATCATTTAACAAAACTATTTTTATTATAGGTGGTTCCCAAATATATTCTTATGTATTAAAAAATTATGATAAGAATAATATAAAAATTCATATTTCTTTTATTAAAAACACTTACGATTGTGATACATTCTTGGATAAAGAATTATTAAAAGATTTTTATATATCCTCTTTATTTAAACATGATGAATTCGACCATTGTGAAATGATATATCAAGAATTCGGTGAATATCAATATCTTAATTTAATAAATGATATTCTTTTGAATGGTGAAAGACGTATCGGAAGAAATGGTGAAGTAATATCCGATTTTTGTAAACACTTAAAATTTGATTTACGGAATGGATTTCCTCTATTAACAACAAAGAAAATGTTTATTAAAGGTATTATTGAGGAATTACTCTTTTTTATACGAGGTGATACAAATTCTAAGATTTTAGAAGAAAAAGGAATTAATATATGGAAAGGAAATACAAGTCGTGAATTTTTAGATGCAAATGGTTTTAAAGATAGAAAAGAAGGTGAAATGGGGCCGATGTATGGTAATATTTGGAGAAATTTTAATGGATCAAAACATGAAGATGATAAATCTATTGAATTTGGTATAGATCAATTAAAAAATGTTATTAATGAAATTAAAATGAATCCAACTTCAAGAAGAATATTATTAACTACTTATAATCCAGGACAAGTAAAACAAGGCGTGTTATATCCTTGTCACTCAGTAATGATCCAGTTTTATGTTCAAAATGGATTTCTTGATATGTTTTGTTATAACCGTAGTTCAGACACCTTACTAGGTGTTCCGTTCAATATAGCATCGTCATCTTTATTATTAATAATTATTGCTAAATTGACAAATCTCATACCAAGATATTTTAATTTAAGTTTAGGAGATGTTCATATTTATAAAGAACATATTGAATCAGTCGAAGAACAACTAAATAGATTTCCATATTTATGGCCAAATATTATTCTTCCTGAATTCACAACTTTAGAAGAAGTTGAAAAACTAACTTATGAAGATTTCAAATTAAAAAATTATTATTATTATCCATCTATCAAAGCTAATATGGTTGCGTAAAATAATTTTAATCAATTATAAATTTAATAAAAATTTATAATTTATAATTCTTCAATTTTTGTATAATCATGAATTTTAGGAAGAAATGATAATACTTCACTATAAAATACATCATATGGTATATTTATATTTGATTCCATAAATATTTTTAATAAATTTTCAATATATTCATTATTTTCACTTTCATGTTTTATTTTCATGTCTTCAAATTCTTTTTTTGTTAATAATTCAGATTTACATATAACTTCTGTTTTTATCATATTTGTATTTTCGTTAATAATATTTTTTTTCTCAAAATATTTCATACAATTATTATTATAACATAAATTATGGTTATATGTATAACCATTTCCACAACATTCACAAAATCGAATCCAGCACATTTCACATCTTTGATAATATGGTCTACAACGACCAATATGAGCAAAAGGACGACTAACTATTTTTTTATTTATTTTATTATCATCAACATAAATCATTTTATAAAATTGATATAATTTCTTATCAACATCCATTTTTATTAATTTTGTAAAAAAATTAATATAAAATTTCAATTTTATTATTCTAGAGTTATTGAATGATTTTCACTAAAAACAGATAATGATTTTTTCATCTTCTCATCATTAAAATTATTATTTTTAGTCGCAAAAGAACATATATATCCAATATTTATATCATATATTGTATTTGTTTTTAAAAAAGTTATAATATCATCAGTCTTTTTAGTTAAAACAAATAATAAAATATACGGCGTTGTTATTACACTTATAATATCATACATAAATGTAATTATTTTATACTGAAAAAAAGATAAAAAATCATCTCTTACTTCATATGTATGACATTTATTATTCCATTCAGAAGGCATATAATGAGTGTATTTTACCACTTTATCCATAACACCATTTGGATTATAAACCGATTCTTCCGGTCGTTTTATGTAACTTCGTGAAAAACTTGAAATCGCCGATATTATACCCATATAAAATAACATTGTTCTATCAAAAAATCGTACGTATAATAATATACTTTCGTCTAGAATTGATAATATTAAAAAGAATCCAATAAATGCACCAGTAATCAATCCTATAAATTTAGATATAACTTCGATAACTGGTGAATCAAACTGTTTTGTATATTCAATCGAGTATCTCATGGATTTATTTATTCTTTCTTCAAAAAAATGAGGTAATTCATTATATTCTCTAAATTTTCTTTTTGCAAATACTGTATATCTTCTAGGACCAAAAACAGAACGATTAGAATAGAAATCATCAATATTACTTATAAAAAAATACACAACCTGGAAAATTAAGATAAATCCAGAACATAATAAATTCGCTATACCATATATAATTAATTTTTTTTTTAGATTTGTTTTCGATAGATTATTTATTTTATTTGATAATATTAATTCTAAATTCTTATCTAATTGATATGTATAGAAACGTTGAGATATATTAATTATATTTTTATCAATTAAAGCAATTATATAATTTTCTTTTCTTAAAATTTTATTTGTTATATCATGCTCATCGTAATATGTATTTCTTATAACTTTCTTTAATATTTCATTCCAGGAATATGTATGCAATGTCTTACTATTGATTTTTAAAGAATCACTATAATAATTTCTAATATTAATCAAATCATTTACTTTAGGTATAAAATCACATAATTTATATATTAAATACGCAATAGATATTATTAATAAAAAAAACTGAAAAAAATTTATTTCACTAAAAACTACATATTCTGATACATTTTCACAATTATTGTTACCGCATTTCAATAATTTTTCCCAATCTAATAGAACAAATATAAATAGTGAAAATAATATTCCAAAAACAAGAGATAATATATCAGTTATATATAATAATATAATTGGTGTAAATCCTTTGTTATAATAATAATAATATATTTGATGATAAAAATCGTCTGTCTCATATTTATCATCATTGGTTGGTAAACTACATTCGTGAATAAATTTTTGATATGCAAGTTCTTCATTTGTTAATTCTTCTTTATTCAATAATCTTTCATTTTCTTCATTCATCATTTATAATAAAATTGATTTTACTTTTAAATTCATTTATTATATATTATAATATTACTATTTATGATTTATTCAATTGACATTAGCCAAAATCTTATTCAACGCTTTGTTGAATATATTTATAAAAACGAATTTAATCTTACATATTCAAATGATGAATCTAATTTTTTTTATATTAAACAACATAACAAAGATGCTAGTATTGGTATCGGATATGGGACTTACACTTATAATTATAAAAATAATCTAATTAAAATAATTATCTCTCATGAAGGTGAACCTAGGTCTACAGATAGTGGTTACTTAGAATATTTCGAACGTGTAGTCGTTTCATATGATAATAAAGATATATTAACTCAATTTTGCGATGATATATTTACTATTGATAAAAAAACTGAAAAAGATAATCTATTCGTTTACACGTGCAATAAAGAAGGATACTGGGATTTATATAGTAAAATACCATCTAGACATTTAGACAGTGTTTATTTAGATGATAAAATTAAAAAAAAAGTTATTGATGATATGACAAACTTTTGCGAACAAGAAGATGAATATAATAAATTCGGTATTCCTTATAAAAGAGTCTATTTACTAACAGGAATCCCAGGTTCAGGTAAAACATCTTTTATTAAAGCATTATGTAAACATTTTAATTATAATTTATATATGTTATCAATATGTAAAGGTTTTGATAATAATTCTCTAATGACAGCTATTAAAGATGTAAAAGATAATAGTATTATTCTTATTGAAGATATCGATAGTTTATTCGAAAAAAGAGCATCAACTTCTGACAATACATCTATTACATTTAGTAGTATAATTAATATACTTGATGGTGTATTATATAAAACTGGTAATATTATATTTATGACGACAAATCATCCTGAAAAACTCGATCATGCTCTCTTACGAATCGGTAGAATTGATATGATTATACAAATCAATTTTCCTTCAAAAATTCATATTGAAAAACTTTTCATTGATATAATGAAAAATAGAATAGCTGAAACAGATGTTAAATCTAATTTTGAAGAATTTTATGATTATATTAAGAATAAAAAGATTACTATGTCATCTATCGTTAACTTTCTTTTCAGATATCGTGAATCTTGGAAAGAAAATATAAATGAAATCATTGATACTGATAATTTTATCAAAGACACTTTAAAACAACGTTCTGATGCTGGATTTTATACTTAAATAATTTATTATTTTTTTAAACTTTAAAATAAGTTTAAAAAATATTTATTAATATAAATGAAAATAAAGTTTAATTTAGATAATACTTACAATGAAAGAGAATTATATTATGGTAATCAAAAAAGATATTCATCTATGACAAGTATTGTATTTATAAACAAACATTTGTTAGTTTGTGCTAGTTATTATAACAAAAAACTATATTTAATTGATTTTAATATACAAAAAAACACATATAATATAATACATATTATTAATTCATATGGTAGTAAAAATGAAATTACTTCATCTGATTTAATTGATTATAACGGTGAATATATAGTTACTAGCAATTTATCATCATGTTCTATCAGTTTATACAAAATTGAAAATAAAAAAATAGTTTATATTAAATCTATTATAAATAAAGAATATGGTCTTTGTCATGGAGTTAAATTCAATCCTTTTTATGAAAACATTATATTTTTCTCAACAAGCGGTTCTAAAAATCCAAAATGTGGAGTTTATGCAGTTAATTATAATATTAAGTCCCCAAGTCCAATTTTTAATCTAACTCATAATAATATGCTTGCTAAAGATTTATGTTTTTCAAATATTAATAAAAATTTATTATTTGTATTATTTTCTGAAAATGCTCCATCGCCTACAGAAATGAAAATTTACACTTGTAAAGTTATAATGTATAGTGTAAATATAGATAAAAATGAAAAAGAAGTATTATATGAATTAAATTTTGATAAAACATTTCACGGCGATTGTATACAATATCATAATAATAAATTATATGTTACATCTCAAGAAATAAATAGCGAAGGATTTATTTATGAAATATCAATTGACGATCATAAATTATCTTTAAATAGAAAAATTAATGGATATTCATTTCCACATGGATTAGATATAAGATATGATTTAATTGGTATAACAGAATATGGAAATAATTCGATTTCTATTTCTAAATTTGATGATTTATAATTATTTTTATACTTTATAATTAGTATAAAAATAATTTTATATATATTTATAAATACAACATTCAAAACATTTTGATGAAAATTTATCAGATGATAATATATAAATATTTTGCATCTTTTCAAATCTATCTAATTGTTCTTTATAGTCTTCTAAATTACTACCTAACTTAATTTGTGGCTTTTTTACTTCTATTCCGTAATATATTTTCTTAAAACAATCTATACAAACAAAATGATCACAATTCATTCTGTATATAACTGTTTTATCATCTTCCTCACATACTGGACATTTATCATTATCTTCTTTCATAATGACTTCTGTTTTTTGATGTGAACGCCATTCACCAAATATATTATAACAATCAAGACATAGTCCATCTTCTCTATATGATCTGTTTTGACATATCATATGATTTTTACAATTTGTTGATGGTTTTAAATAACATACTCCATCTTTACATTCATACATATTTATTTTTATTTAAAAATCTTATTTTTAAGTCTAATTATAATACACCAATCATTCTTGGATCAAACATAATCTGGAAATACTCTATTGATTTTTGTTGTTCAGTTGAAAATGTAGAACTTAGGTCTTCTATTTGATAAGATTCTAAATTTGATAATATATCGTCCAAATTTTGTTTACTAAATAAGTTTAATAATGACAAAAATTGCATCGAAATAAATGGTAAACCTGATTGAGCGATTAAACTATCTTTTTTAATTTTATTTATTTGAGGTATTTGTTTATTACTCATTTCTGAAAATAAAATATCAGTTCTATTTGGAAATTGATTTGATAAAATAGTTGATGATGATAATTTAATTATTTTTATTATTCCACTTCTCTTATCAGGATCCAGATAATCTAATAAAACAGGAAATATATTTAGTAAATCATCATCTTTTGTATCAGTTTTTATTAAACTACATAATTTGTTAATTAATTCAGGATATAATAACAAGTATCGAGAATCTGGTAAAGAATTAATAAATTTTTTAGAATCAATTATTTTCATATTCTTTTTATTATAATAAAGAAAAAAGTTATAAAATATATAGAATGAAATTAGAAAAAATTAATAATGATGTTTATTTAGGTAATTATAAAATAATACAAAAAATCGGAAATGGAAGTTTTTCTAATGTTTTTAAAGGTGAGCATAAAGAAAGTAAAAAATTAGTTGCTATAAAAGCTATTAATACTCAAAAATTGGATAATAAAATTTTAAAAAATATTAATATGGAAATTGATACAATGTTAAAATTAAATCATGAAAATATTCTAAAACTTCACGAAACTATAAAAACAGATAGTCACATATATTTAATTATGGATTTTTGTGATAATAGCGATTTATATAAACATATTAAAAAAAATGGTAAATTTTGTGAAAACGATGCAAAATCTATATTCATACAAATAGCATCTGGGTTGTATATATTAAGAAAAAATAATTTAATACATCGTGATATGAAACCTCATAATATATTATTATCATTATCTGGAAACGTTAAAATCGCGGATTTTGGATTCGTAGCATCGACCAATAATGATAAATTAATGGATACTTTATGTGGAAGTCCAATATATATGGCACCTGAAATATTAAAATTCAATAAATACGATGAAAAAGTGGATTTATGGAGTATTGGAATTATTTTATTTGAAATGTTAACAGGTAAACCACCATTTACTGCAAATAATCACATACAATTACTAAGAACTATTGAAACAACTGATTTTAAAATACCTGATGATGTAATTATATCAAATGAATGTATGGATTTATTACGATCTTTGATTGTTGTTAATCCAAAATATAGAATAACATTTCAAAATTTTTTTTCTCATTCATTTTTTAACAATTATGATTTTGAAAAAATGAATAATCTTAGTAAAAATGATGATTTTGTTTTAATTAATCATAAGGATTCAGCTGAAATGGAAAATATAATATATGTGCAAATATATTTAGAAAATATATATCGCAGTGCTTCTGAAGTTGGTTCTTTAGGAATTCAATTTGAGGAAACATTAGACTATTCTGAAAGTTTATGTTTGTATATATATTCTCTTAATTTGTTTGAACATGCTATAAATGTATCAAATAAAAATAAAATATTTAAAAAAATTAATGAACAATTAAAAAATAAATTTGAAATATTTTTGTCTAGATCAGAAAAAATTTATAATTTAATTTTGGAAAACAAAAAAAAAGTTTTTTGTGCTGAATATATTATTTATTATAAAGCATTAGAAATGATAAAATATGGTTGTAGTTATGAAATTTTAGATGATTCAGAAAAAAGTATATATTATTTTGTATGGTCTATGCGATTACTAGAGTCTTTAACAATGAATGAAACTGCATTAAATGATACAGATAATGAAATTATAAATAAATTTATTAATTCTGTTAAAAAAATTATTGAATTTAAAAAATAAAAATTTATCTTAATTTATTATATTTAAAGCTATAAACACGTGTATATATGAAAGAAATTATAGTTGATATTGAAACATTAAGTACAAAGGCAAATGCATGTGTTCTTACGATAGGAGCAATATTGTTTGATAGAAATGATAAACAAAAATATGATTTAGAATATTTAAAAAAGAATAATAAAACTTTTTATGTTAGAATAAAGAAAGATTCATGTGATAATCTTTCTTTAGATGTTTCTAAAGAAACATTAGATTGGTGGAAAAGACAACCAAAGGAGTCAAAGTATGAAGTTTTTGATCATCCAGAACGTATTGAAATAAAAGACGCTTTAATTCTTCTCAGTAAATTTGCTTCAGGATGCGAGGTTTTTTGGTCACAAGGAGCATTTGATTATATTATTTTAGAAAATATATATAAAATATTAGATATAAATGTACCTTGGAAATTTTGGCAAATACGAGATTCAAGAACTTTATTTGATGTTTGTAATATTAATATAAAGAATATAAATTCAGAAGGACTTCACAACGCATTATCTGATTGTTACAGACAATACTTAGGTAAATTCGAGGCATTTAATTAAACTATAAAATTTTTAAACTTAATTTAGTTTAAAAATTACTTAAATTCAAATCTACATTTTGGACATGTATTTTTATAACATATCCATTCTGATATACATTTTTTATGAAATTTATGCTTACATTTTGTAAAAACAATATCATTATTCATTTCTTCATAGCATATAGAGCATTCATCACAATTTTTAGTATTATTATTCTCAATAATAAAATTACTATAGAAATTTTTATAATTATTATAAATAGAAAGTTGAGATTTTACAATATAATAGTAGTATGGAATAGTATATAATAAAGTATATTTAAAATTAAATTGAATTTCTAATACAATAAAATGAATTATAAATATGATTGCAAACATATAATAGTAATATATACTTAATAGTAAGTATTTTTTTATGTTTATTAATAAGAAAGTTAATATAATTAAGGTGAAATCTAATACCAAAAGATAATAATTTTCATTGTTATAATTGTTGTAACAATTAATAACAGAAAAAAAAACATATCCCAAAATAGATTTTATAAGAGATAATGAAGTCATTTAAATGTTAAAAGTACAAAAATATAAAAATCATTTTTATTTATAAAATTTCACATGTTTTTGAACGATAATTATTATAACTAAAATACCTATTATCATTTTCAAATTTTAAAGTATAATCATTTTTAAATCGTTTCCAAAATTTTACATCATCATTTTCAGAAAAATAGTATTTACCATTTCTTTTATCTAACCATTCTAAATCTAATTTAGAATTTTTATTTATAAAATGACAAATACTTAATTTTGATAAATCGCAAATTAAATGATTATCTAAGTTATCAAATATTTTATTAATAAACATTTTTTCATTCACAATATCATCATCATTCATAGTAATAGTAAATAATTTTTGTGGATATGTTTCAAAAGAAGCTAATATATTAAATGTATAAGACATATATAATAAATATTTTATTATTTTTAAATAAAGATAATTTAAAAAATAAAAAATAGAAATAAAAATATGATTATAAAAATTGCATTTCATACTGAAATATTAGACATTCGTGGTAGTTGTGTTGCAATTTATGATTATGCGCATTATAATGAAATATTACTTAATAATAAAAGCGTTATTGTAGTACCCATTTCAAGTATAGAACAAAATAGAAATGATGATATAGCAGTAACTAAATTTATGCAACGATTTCAAGTATATTTTTATAAAAATAAAGAAGATCTTGAACGATTTATTAATGATTGTGATATATTTTATACAATTAAATTTGGTAAAAATGATGGATTAATATCAGATAAAGTAAAAACAGTTGTACATTGTGTATTTGAAATGTCAGAACCACATGGTAAAGTTTATGCAGCCGTTTCTAAACAAATCGCTCATAAATATAATCAAAAAATATGGGTGCCTCATATGATTGGTTTACCTCCGTCAACTACAAAAGAAAATTTAAGAAAACAATTAGGAATACCAGATACAGCGATTGTATTCTCAAGATATGGAGGATATGACACATTTAATTTAGATTTTGTTTACAAAGAGATAGAGAAAATAGTAAATGAAAGAGATGATATATATTTTTTGTTTATTAATACTCCACAATTTTATCATCATCCGCATATTATACATTTACCAAAAATAGTTGATAATGATGATAAAAATAAATTTATCTGTACAAGTGATGCGCATTTAGAATGTTCTAATTTTGGTCAAAGTATGGGATTAGCGATCGGAGAATATTCTGTAAATAATAAACCTATCATATGTTATAATGGATGGACTTGGAATCAATCACATTTTCAAATCTTAGGAGATAGAGCAATAAAATTTAGAACAGCCGAAGAATTTTATAATGTAATAACAACTTTTAATCCAAAAGACTATGAAGAAAAAGATATGAATTGTTATAAAGATTACTCTCCTGAAAAAGTTATGCAACAATTTAAAGATGTTTTTATTGATGAAAAATAAATGTTATCAAAATTTTGATAACATCTAAATCTTTCAAATAATTATTTTTTATAAAAATATTTTTATAAAAAATGTTATCAAAAATATTTTTTTTATAAAAAACGTTATCGAAATTTTGATAACTTACAAAAGATTATTTTCTAACATATGTTATCAAAATTTTGATAACATAAATATTTAGAAAATAATTTATTAATAATTATTTATTTATTTTTAAAATATTTTAAATAAAATTTTTTTAAAAAAAATTATCTCTCTCAAAAAAAAAGTTAACACTTTTATATAAATATTAAGATATAAAAATAGTTTGTAAAAAATAAAATAAAAAAATAAATACAATTTGCAATTTAAAATGGACGAAAAAATGTTAACTTATGTGAATACTTTTGATAACATACTATATTTCTGTTTAAAAAAATAAAATTGATTTTAATATTATTTAATATAATAAATTAAATGTACTGCGAATATTGCAAAAAAAATTTATATGATAAATCTAGTTTAACTAAACATCAATCATCAAAATCATGTTTAAAAAATATCAATGAAGAAAATAATATTATTACATTTAATTGTGAATTTTGTGATAAAAAATTAGCATCAAAACAATCATTAAATAGACATTTAAATACATGTAAAAAAAAGCAAGATAAAAAAAAGGACGAAACTTCAAAACTTATGGATATTATTAAAAATCTTGAGGAAGAAATTAAAGAAATTAAAGAAACTAAACCTAATATAATTAATAATATTAATACAATAAATAATAATTTAACAATAAACAATATAGATTTTATGTCGTTTATGACATCTGAAAAAATTAAAAATACATTTGATAGAAATTATAATATAAGAACAATGCTAGGATCAAAAGAATCATTAGCAAACTTTACAGTTGAAAATTTTTTATCTGGTGATGATAAACCAATTTATTTATGTTCAGATAAACAAAGAAATAATTTTTATTTTCTTGATAAAAACAACAATAGAATAGATGATACAAATGCTCAAATATTGATTAATCTTATAATTGGATTTGGTTTTAGTTCAATACAACAATTTTATACTAAACATAAAAACTTAAAACAAAATAAAAATACAGATAAATTAGATATTGCTTTCAAAGATTTAATGAGTTTAAAAAAAGATGGAAAAGATTATATAAATCAACTCTCTAATATATTACCTAAAACAATAGCTGAAAGACAAATAAGAGATAATATTATTAAAAAAGAAGAAGATGATGATGTAAATGAATTTATTATCGAAGATAGTGATGAAGAAATAAACGAAATAGCTGGAATTCCGATTGAAAAATTATTAAAATATAAAACTCATTACATAAATACAGGTCAGATGATTGCACCTACAAATATTATAGAATCAAAAGAATCAATAAATAAATATAAGAAATTTTTATCTAATTTTTAAAAATAAAATTTAACAAAAAATTGATAACATTTAAAGTTTATTTTCTATTTTAATTAAAATAAAAAATAAAATAATAATTAGAATAAATAAATGGAAGAGTTAAAAAAACTTTCAATGGGTTTTTTTGAAAAGAATTCAGAATTAATAATAACATCAATTTTATTATCAGCTGTCAGTTCAACAATAGAAACCGTTTTAGTACCTAGGTTATTAGCAAATATATTTAATAATATAGCAAATAAAGAATTACTAAAAAGTGAATTAATTAAACTCGTTTTAATATGGGTAGTAGTAAAAATAGTTTACGCGGCCTCAACATATTATAGAAGACAATTAGAACCAGAAATAACCAAATATATAACAAATGAATTACTTATTATGATATTTAATAAGTATGAACATGAGAATATATTAACAAACGTTTCGATTCTTATAAGTAAAATATATTTGATAAAACGATGTTTCCAAGAATTTTCATATATGGTATTTACCGTATTCATACCAAGAACAATTGTATTAATAATTGGATGTATAAATGTATTTTTGATCAATAAAAAAATAGGTATGTTATTATTTACTTGTATTATATCTCAAATATTTGCTTCAACATATAATTTGAATGATTGCATGTTAAAGTCATATAGTGAAAATGAAACAAAAGATGAAATGTACGAATATATTGAAGATTTGTTTTATAATATAGATACAATCGAATTAACACCAAATGGTTTTGAATATGAATTAAATAATATAACAAATATGAGTGAAAATATAAAGAATACAGAACAAGAATCGTTAGATTGTATAACAAATAGACAATATATAAGTAATTCAATAAATTTTGTATTTTCTGTAACAATATTATATTTAATTTATAAATTGAACATGTCAAATGAATTAAATTCAAAAGATACAACAACGATATTATTATTAATAATAGGAATGTTTGATAATATGTCAGAAATATCGTATTACATACCAGAAGGAACATCAAAGTTTGGAATATTAATGAATAATGAAGATTTTCTAAAAAGCATAAGTTTTAACGTTGATAAAAAAATAAAAAAAGATAAAAAAATAAATTTAGCAAATGGAAATATTGAATTAAAAAATGTATCATTTAGTTATGAAAATCATAAAATATTAGATAATTTTAGTTTAGTTATAAAAGAGAAATCATTTATATGTTTATATGGTGCAAGTGGTTCAGGTAAATCAACATTTATAAGATTGATATATGGTATTGAGAAACCAACAAATGGACAAATACTATTAGGTGGAAATGATATATCTGAATATGAATTAAAAGAATCTCGAAAATATATGTCTTATATAAATCAAAATACGACAAATTTGTTTAATAAAACAGTATATAATAATATAATATATGGATATAAAGATACTAATGAATTAAAAGAAAAAATAAAGAAATTGTTTATTGATTTTGAATTTTATGAAATATTTAAAAATTTAGATGAAAAGAAAGAAAAATGGTCATTTTTGAATGAAAATGTTGGTAAATTAGGTGAAAATTTATCTGGTGGACAAAAACAAATTGTACATTTATTAAGATTAGATTTGAATGATACATCAAAAATAGTAATTTTAGATGAACCAAGTTCAGCATTAGATGATAAAACTAGAGAATCCGTTTCTAAATATATAAAATATTTAAATTCAAAAGGAAAAACAATTTTATTAATAACTCATGATGATTATTATAAAAATATAAGTGAAAATATTCTAAATTTTAATAATGATACTAATCCAGTATTGACATAATTATATAAAAATTATTATAATATTATCAAGTTTTTTAATAATTTTTAATTTATAGTTTATAATTATAAATTAATAAAATATGATTAGAACCGGAACAATTTGTGCATCATTTTTATATACTTACTTAACCAGTGAAAAATTTAGTATAATGAATAATTCAGATGATGATTTTGATAAAAAGAAATTACAAATCCAATGTTTATCTGAGGTATTTGCAAATAGCGGAGGTGTTTTAAGTAAAATATCACAAGTATTAAATATAGAAAGTGGAAATTTGGATAATAAAGTATTTTCTGAATGTAAACCATATAATGAAGATAAAACAATTAATTTTTTTATAAATGAAATGGAAAAAAATGAAATATTTAAGAAAAATATTGTAGAATATGATAAAAATATTTATAAAAGTGGTTCAATAGGACAAGTTCATAAAGGAAAATTGAAAAATGGACAAGATATTATATTTAAAGTTCAATACTATGGGTTATACGAGCAATTTAAAACAGATATAAAAATTTTACATAATATTACAAATTTTTTATATACTAATATTACAATAAAAGAAGCACTAAAAGGTATTGAAATAAAATTATATGAAGAATTAGATTATAAAAATGAATATAAAAATCATAAAAAAATATATGAATTATGGAAAGATAATGACAATATAATAATTGCAAATATAATTGATGAATTATGTACTGATAAAATTATTACTGTTGATTATGTAAATGGTGAATCTTTATCTAATTTTATTCAAAATGCGTCGATCGAAGAGAAAAATAATATAACCAGATTATTAATCGAATTTTTGTTTCGAACATTATTTAAACATAGTATATTTTATTCTGATATTCATTATGGAAATTTTTTAATTGTTGAAAATAATAAATTATGTATAACTGATTTTGGTTCTTTAAATTATTTAGATTATGAATTATTAGATAATCTAAAGTCTCTATATTTAGCTCTTTATAATGAGGATAAAGAAATGTTTTATGTTATTATAGAAGATTTATGTATATTAAAAAGTGAAATTGAATATAATGATGAAGAAATCGATTATTTTTATAATAAATTTAAATTAATATTAGAGCCTTTTTTATATAAAGGTGAATATGATTTTAAAGATTGGAACGATGAAAAAGTATCAATGAATAATTACGCAGAAAAATGGGGATTGCCTTCTAATTTAGTTCATTTTACTAAAATATCATATGGATTATTGGAAATATTATGTAAAATGGGGGTTATACTAAATTTTTCTGAACTTTTTATAAAATATATTGAAAACATTGATTAATTTTTAAAACTTAAAAGTTTTAAAAATTTATAAACTAATTTATTTTTATATATAAATAAATGGGATTATATTTAAAAAAATCAAGAAACCTTAAAAGAAAATCTAAAAGAAAATCTAAAAGAAAATCTAAAAGAAAATCGATAAATCTTATGAGAAAAAGTCTTAAAAGAAAAATTTACAAGAAAAAATCGATAAATCTTAAAAGAAAAAGTCTTAAAAGGAAATCTAAGAGAAAATCTAAGAAAATAAAAATAGATAGTGGAAAACATATGGATATATTTTCTAAATTAAAATTAGATGATAAATTATCTGCATTAGATTCAGAAATTTTCGAATTCTCTAAAGATTTTGATAGTTTATCTGAAGATGAAATATCAATGATTTTATATGATTTATATGAAAAAAATAAAAAATTGATAAATCAATCGTTTGATTCGAAAGAATTAAATAAATCGAAAGACTTAACAGATAAATTTTATAAAGATTACGAAATGATTATTAGACCATTATATAAATTGCAAATCGAAAAAATAATTATGACAGCAGTTGAAGTAACAACCAAAAATGAATTTATGGATATTTGTTCATCTCCTGTAAATAATTTAATTATTTCAATTAGAAATTTTATTAATACTAAATTAAAAGAAAATAAAACTACATATCAATTAGATAAATTAATTAAAATATATATATTGTATAAACATAGGTTAACTTCAGCTCTTAAGGATCATTTAAAATTAAAATTTAAAGAAACATGTGAAATTCTAGGATTAGAAGAAATAAGTGATGATTTAAAAAGTTTAGTTGACAAATTTGAAAATATTGAGATTCAAATTATTGAGAAAATTATTGATGTAATGATAAAAAAAGAAAATAAAGAAATAAAAGAAAACAAAGTTAGACAAATTATAACTGAGTATCAAGATTTAATAAATTATATATTTTTTCTTATTGAAAATGATTTTGGTAAAGAAGAAAGATTAAGACATTATAAATATAATATGGAAAATATAAAAAATGTTTTTTTAAATAATGTTGAAAAAAGTAATTTGGTTCATAGTTTAATTAATTTAATTTTAATTTTAATAGAAAATTTTGTTTTAAAAAAATATGAAAAGTGTGATTTAGATAAATTATTAAAAATATTTATTCATATTGAAAACATTATAAATAAACCTGAAATATTTATTGAATCATTGTCAAAATCGGCTATTTACTTTAATGAAAGTAAAAGTGATGAAATAAAAAAACAAGGAAATAGCATAATAATTTTAATTAAAAATGAAGTTGTTAAAAACCCAGAAGTACTTTTAAAAATATTAAAAAAAAATGAGTCAGAACTAGAAGACGAAATTAATATGGAAATTGGATTATTGGAATCAAATAAGGATGATAAAAATCAAGATTTTATATTGGATCCAGATAATAATATTTTTGTAAATTTTGTAAATTATAATAACGAAGAATTAATTGATAAATATATAAATAAAAAATATAATAGTATTATAAAATCAATAATTTTTCAAAAAAATAAAGAAAGGCTTGATTTAATATTATTAAAGAGAGTTTTTAATATATTTTTTTATGATCATTATAATATAGATAATTTTGAAAAACTAGTAAAACATTTTCAAGATATAATTATTTATAATGAGGATAATAAGGATAAATATTTATTGAGTTATTTTAATTTTCTTAAAGATTATTTGAAAAATCAACAAAATCCTGATTTAACTAATATTACAAATGATGAATTAAAACAATTGCATACAATGAAATATAATCACTTATTTAATCAATTTAAAGAATTATTAAAAAAATTAAAATTTGATAACAAAACATCTGAAAAAATTTTATATGAATATAACCCTGACAAAATAGATTATACATCCAAAGAAGAAAAAGAAAAGTCTTTTAGAAAAGCGGTTGAAGAAGCCGAAAAAGTAGCTCTTGAACTCGAAAAAGAAGAGGGTAAAACAAAACAAAAGAAAACAAAATCTAAAAAAGCAAAGGCGGATATAAAGGCTGATATAAAAGATGAATCGAAAACCGCTGATGAAAAAGATGAAGATTTTGACATTAAATCGTTTGACGGTGCCAAAGAAATCGAAATAAAACATATTGAAGAAATTAAAATTGATTATGATAATAATTCAAAAATTATAAAAGATATTAGAACTGAATTTTTTAAAGAAAAACTTAGTCCTGATAATGCAATAATATTCGATGATTATGATATAGAAAGGAAGTTAACAGGAAAAAAAGGAGGATTATTATATGATACAAAAAAAATTTTTCAATTAATCATTTTTAATTACATAAAAGACTTTATAATATATGTATTAGGTAAAATTATGAAAGAAAAATTATTAAAAAATGGAAAATTGGTATTAAGCGGTGGAACATGTGTTCAGTATTATTCAAATGGAAAAAGAAAAACTTATGATTTAGATTATAAATATTTACCAGATAATATGAGTGATGGACCAGAAAAACAACTTAAAAACCTAATAGACAATGTTTTTCCTTATATCAATAATATAGATTTACAAAAAATTTTAACAAACAGAAAGTCAATTATTGAATCATCTCTAAAAGATATTGATATTTCATCTTATATTACATCTTTAAGTAAACGAAAATTTAATTTCAGATATTTTTATCATAAAGAAAGAAATATAATTAAGGTATATACATCATTTGATTCGTCATTAAAGTTTTCTTTAATAGACATTTCTTTGTATTCAATCAAAGATATAAAGCTTATTAGAGATATAAGGGGTAAATCTGCTCAATTGCCAGACATTGATAAAAAAATAATTGGTGGAATTGTTATACATTTTATCAAATTAGATTATTTGATAAACCAATTAAAAAGATATATGAACGATTGTATTAAATTAAAAAATGAAGAAAAGGATATTACCGATACTTCTTCATCCGATGATGATAAAAAGCTAAAATTAGCAAAATTTAAACAAGAATTTAACCCTGATTTTATAGATAAAGTTGACAACATTACTATTTATGACACTGTGACATTTTTAGGTTGTGAAAAAGCATATGAACAATATGAAGCATTATATGAAGCGTTATATGAACTTTTAGGTAAAGATAAAGATACATATTTTAGGGATAGAGAAACATATTTTCCGAAAAAATAACCTATAATTTTATTTTGTTTTTGATTACATCAATTGATTTGATTAATCCATATTTAATATTTTCTAAATTTGGTTTATTGAATGGTTTACATATTGATAAACATTGTTCATATGTTGTATTTTTATTAAGAATTAATAAATCATTTTTTCTAAATTCTATTTCAAATATCGAATAATAATCTCTAAATTTATATGAATCTTGCATATGATGAATCGCCAATTCTGTTTCTCTTGATTTAAAACACCCATTGTTTATTCCATAAGAATCTGCTGTTACTAGACCATGTAAAGAGGATGTAATAATATTATCACATGAATATATATCATTTACAACTGTTTCAATATAATTACGCGGATCAATTAATATAACATCCGGATTATTAAAAATACTAAACTTTTCAATTGGATCATCTCTCATATTAACAATATCACAATAATTTGGCATAACACCTAATTTATATCTAATACCTCCTCTAACTTTTGGTTCGTATATCTTCTCTAATAATAATCCTCCGTCTCCTACATAAGTATTTGATGTATCATTATCAAACTCTTTCTTGGATAAATTACCTCTAACACATATAGGATCATGTAATAAATGTAATCTTTTTGTATTATACATATATCCAGATGACCATATATATCCAGAATAATCATTTGGACACATATGTAAAAGAGAACCTATGCCATATAATTGAGGTTTTAAATTACTATATGAAACATTTATACCAAATTTATTTAATATAAAAGGAGTTAATATATCTCCAAAATTTGTATACTTATTATCAACATTTGAAATCCAATAACCAGTTATATTTATCATTTTTTATATAATTTTTCTATTTTAGATTAATTTAATTTTTGTATTTTATTTTTATTTATAATAAATGATTCAAAAAAAATTTGGAACAATATTATTTTCTGATTCAAGATGTCAAAAACAAGCAAATGAATTACAATTAGATAAAACAACATCACAACAAATTGTTAATATAAATATTCCTGAAACATTCAACGGTAGAGAAATATGGAAAGATTATTTAAATCCTATTGATTATCAATCATCATGTATATCATGTTGGGCTTTTACATCATTATTTGTACTAGCAAGTAGATTAGCTATTTATACAAAAGGTCAATATAATTTTAAATTTTCTGTTGCTAAAATGATATTTCAAAAAAATAATTTAATATGGGATAATGTTAAAAATGAAATTGTATCTGGTATACCATTTGATTATATAACAAAAGATAAAATTATAAAAGTAAATACTTGTTCTGAAAATAGTTTATTAGAAGCATGGCAATATTTATATAGTTTTGGTGTTCCAGAAGATAAATGTGTCAATGATAGGTCTAGAATTGATAATGCTTATTCTCCAAATATATTATTTGGTGATTCATATGATCAATGCCCTGTAACTAAAGAAGAAATGATTCATCATCGTGTTGGAGGATACTACTATGTTCCAGGAACTGTAAGCAAAAGTGTTAATTTTCCATCTGGAAACGAAGCAAATATAAGAAGAGATATATATCATTGGGGTCCATGCACTTCTGCTATGAGAATATTTAAAGATTTTTTAGAGTGGGATGGAGTTGGTATTTATAAATGGGATAGTGTTTCTGAACAAATTAGCATTAGTGGACATTCTGTTGTAATAATAGGATGGGGTGAAGAGAATGGGCAAAAATATTGGATTGTTAGAAATAGTTGGAGTGAAGATTGGGGTGTTGATAAAGGTTATTTTAAAATATTACGAGGTGTAAATCATTGTGAAATTGAAGAAAATGTATTTGTTGGATATCCTACATTACCAGCATTTAAACTTTTTTTAGAACATCCAGTATTATATAGGTTCGATGATTTTATTTTAAGAGGTAAATGGGGTATTATGGATAACGGATACAAATTAACATCTTATGAAAAAATAATATTTAATAAAGATTCTAAATTCAAAGATAAAATAAATGATTTTATTTATAATATGAAATACTGGCCTGACTTTTCTAAATTGATTGCGGCTGAACTTTCAACTATCATTTTTAATGTTAAAGATACTAAAGAAAATTTTGAAGAAAATGAAAATTATATTTGTAAAAGAAAAAAAGATAATTTTGAAAATAATATTATTGTATTTATTATTTTATTAATTATTGTAAAAATGTTTTTGAAAAAAAGAAATATTATATAATTTATTTTTTAAACTTTATTTAGTTTAAAAAATTATTTATAAAAATGAAAGTATGTTTTCTATCATAATATAAGGTAAATTTGTACATCTTTCTAATATTTTATAATAATATGAATTTAATATATATTTTTTGTTCTTAAAACATTTAAGATATCTTTTTTCAATCGTATTATGTTTTATTTCAGCCAAAATCATGTTATGTTTAGTCATATTACGATGATTATATACATATGCATTGAAATTTCCACACATTATTATATTATTCTTACATGTTTTTCTATACATACTATTTATACATATATTCTTGTTTTTTGATATAAAAAATGTATTTTCGAAAGTAATAGAATTATTATCGTTTAATAAATATTCTATGAATACTTTTTTAATTTTATTTTCATCTCTAAAAATACTTAGTCTATTGTTATATATATGTAATTTTTCATCATATATCTGTCTTAATTTAAGAAAAAATTCTTCTTCAATAGTCAAAAACATTTAAAATAAAATTGAAAAAATAAATTTGAAAAATCAATTTTATTTAAAACATGATCAAAAACAGATTTTTTCCGTATCATTGGTTTATTGATGATTCTGAAACTGAGATTACTGCGATAAGAGTTTATGGTATTGGTGAAAACAATGAAAATATTTGTTTAAGAATTAATGATTTCACTCCTTATATTTATTTAGAATTACCAACACATATACCTTGGAATGAATCTAAAGTTCAATTACTTGTAAACAAAATAGATGATATGCTAAAAGACAAGAAACCTATGAAAAAATGCCTTTTATGGAAATATAAATTATATGGTGCTCATATGAATTCAGATGGTTCCAGAATCAAATTCCCATTTCTTTTTCTGTCGTTCTCTAGTAAGAATGATTATAAAATACTAATGTATACAATACAAAAGAAAAATTTAATTATTGCTGGTCTTGGAGCAGTAAAGCTTAAAATGCATGAACAAGATGCTGATCCCATTCTACAACTAACAACTTCTAGAAATATACCAATTTGCGGATGGATTGAATTTGTTGGTACTAAAATCGACACTGAAGAAGATAAACTAACATTATGTGATTTAGAATATAAAGTTAAATGGAAAAATCTTATAAAACATGAGAAAAACAAAGTTGGATTGCCTAAAATAATGGGATTTGATATCGAAGTAAACTCATCTAATCCAAATATGATGCCTCGTGTTGAGAAACCTGAAGATAAAATATTTAATATTTCTTGTGTATTTACACGTGAATCATCAAACGAATATACTTCATATATTATTACACTTGGAGATCCAATAGATGATATGCTTGGTGTAGAAAATGTTAAAGTAATAAGATGTAATAACGAAAAAGAAATAATAACAAGTTTTACGGAATTGATTCGTACAGAAAATCCAAACATTATAGTTGGATACAATATATTAAATTTTGATATTCCATATATGATTAAACGATCGATTGCACCATGTAATATAGGATATATATTTGATACATTAGGTTTTCATAAATTCTCTCACGCTAAAAAGAAAGTCATTAAATGGACATCATCAGCATATAAAAATCAGGAATTTGAATATTTAGATGCTGAAGGACGCTTATTTATAGATTTACTACCTTTAGTAAAAAGAGATTTTAAAATGGATAATTACAAATTAAAAACAGTTTCTGACTACTTTTTAGGACAAACTAAAGATGATTTGTCTGTAAAAGGTATATTTAAATGCTATAGAATCGGAACAAAGAAAGAACTGGATGGAACTTATAGTTTTAAAGCTAGAAAAGCAATATCTGTAGTTAGTAAATATTGTATTAAAGATTCTGAACTTGTTGTTCGATTGATGAATAAATTACAAACATGGGTTGGTTTATCTGAAATGTCTAATTGTTATCAAGTTCAACCTTTCACCTTGTTTACACAAGGTCAGCAAATAAAAGTATATAGTCAAGTTTATAAATATTGTTATGAACATAATATTGTTGTTGAAAAAGATGGTTATATTTGTAAAGAAGACGAAAGATATACTGGTGCTCACGTATTTCCTCCTGTTCCAGGAATTTACGACCGAGTTGTACCTTTTGATTTCGCATCGCTATACCCTACAACTATGATAGCATATAATATAGATTATTCAACATATGTTACAGATGAAAATATTCCTGATAGTAAATGTCATGTTTTTGAATGGAATGACTGCATTTCATGTATAGTTGGTGATTCAAATGTAACATTTGATAATTTTGGAATAAATATTGAAGATTTAGAAGATAATACAAAATTAGTTTTATCACACTCTGAAAATGCTAATTTAGAATACAAAAAACAATTAAATTTTTTTAATCAAGGTGAAAAGAAATGCATTGAAGTCATTTTTCAAGATGGAAGTACTTTGAGATGCACACCTGAACATAAGATTATGACATCTGAAAATGAATGGATCGAAGCGCAAAATATAATTTTTAATGAAACAAAAATTAAAAAAAGTATTGTGTATCCGAAAACAAAGTTCACTGACTATATATCCGATTTTGAAATAATATATGGAAATATTTCTCTAAATATGAAAAATGTACATGAAATAGAAAGATTTTGTAAATTTTCTAGAATATTTGGTCTTATGTATACAGATAGTTCTATTGTTTGTAGAGATATTGTTGATGTCAATTCTATTATGAAAGATATTTATGATATATGTGGTGAGAAACCTATTTGTTCATTTATAAATACAGTTGAGGATGATTCATACTTTCAAATTATATTTCCATTTAGTTATGACAAACATATTTTATCTTTATTTATATTAGATAAAAAATTTCCTAAAATACTAAAACGTGAATTTTTAGGAGGTATTTTTGGAAAATATCGTATACATATGACTTTTTATAAAAATGTATATCTATGTTTTCAAGAACATGCTGAATATATACAAAGTATACATAATATATTAAAATATGAATTTAATATTGAATCTGAATTAGATGAAGATATGAATTTACATATTTACGATATAATAAAATTCAGAGATATAATAGGATTTAGACATTGTACTTACAAATCTTTTATTTTAGAAGTTATATATTCGTATGTTAATTTTATTAAAATAAAAAAGGTTTCTTTTCAAAGTTATTTAGAAGAGTTGAATGTATATAAATATTCTGATTCATCTAAATATATTATGCCTTATTACGAATTAAAAGTTGTTGATATTAAAGATATTGGTATTCATAGAGTATATGATATTGAAGTTGAAGATAATCATTCATTTTTAGCAGATGGTGTTATTGTTCATAACTGTTCTCATGACCCAAAAATAATAAGAAAGAATGAATTAACTGTTTATATTGATAGTGAAAAAGAAAAAATAAAGAAATTAAGAGAGAAAAGAGACGATAAGAAAAATAAAATTATTAAGCAAAAAATAGTCGATGAATTAAATAAAAAAGTTGAAGAATTAAAGCCATATATTGAAGAACGAACAAAAGTTGTTAAAACAATATCTAAAAATGTAATGTGTGCTAAAAGATATTATAGATTTCTAAAGGAACCAAAAGGTGTTATTCCAACTATTTTACAGAATTTATTAGATGCACGTAAAAATACACGAAAAATAATCAAGGAAAACGATAAAGTTATTGATAAAATCGTAAAGGAAAACATTGAAATTATTAAAAAAAAAGAAGATTCAGATAAAGTAAATTATTTAAAAATGTTAAATAATGTTTTAGATAAACGACAATGGGCTTATAAAATATCAGCTAATAGCATGTATGGTAGTATGGGAGTAAAAAGAGGATATTTACCATTTATGTGTGGTGCAATGTGCGTGACATTCATGGGTAGAACAAATATTGAAGTAGTAGCAAAAACAATTCCTGAAAAATATGGTGGAGAATTAGTGTATGGAGATCAACTGGTTTCAGTAATATATAATATATATTGCTAGTCTATTAAAATATAGGCAACATATTCAAATTGCGAGAACATCTTTTTTTATTAGTACTAAACATTTATAGAAATATAATGTGGATTCAACTAATCATTGAATGTATAGTAAAAATCTAATAAATATTATAAAGACAATTCGCATCCAAGCTTCTTAACCACTATTGGAAAGAAGAAGGTTCAACGACTAAATGGATATGGGCGAAAGCTTAAGATATAGTCTACTCCTATTTGTAAAAATATGGTATAAAGGACAGATTCTAATTACATACATTTCCCACACTTAAAAACAGCAAAAGAAACATGGGATTACGCTGAAAAAGTTTCCCAAGAAGTTTCAATGCTCTTTCCGAAGCCGATTGACAACAAAGTTAAGTCGGTAAAAAGTAGTTATTAAGAGTAATTACTTAGTCAATATTTTATTGGCAAGACACCTCAATCACCGGGAAACCCCTTTAAATTTATAAATACTACTTATAATTAGGAAACTAACTATAATACCAAGGGTAATGACCTATGGCATAGTAAAAACGTTATAAATTGGGCAATCCGTAAGTAAAGAACCTAAATTTGTTATGGCAAGAATATGGTTCTCTTTCAACGACTCGTTTCATTTTTATAATGAACAACGGGTGTCGGTCGACAATTCATAATTAGCCATTATGAGTCGGCATAAGGTATAGTCTAGTCCTATGTGAAAATATAGGTATAAACGAAAGCTTGAATTTGAGGCTGTTATCTATTGGCGATTTTTTATTCTCACGAAGAAAAGGTATATGTACAGGTCATGTTTAGATGATGGTGTTGTTGGTGATAAGGTTGGTAAGAAAGGTGTTTTGCTAGCAAGACGTGATACATCGGTGTTTATAAGAAACTTATATGAGCAAATAATTATGAAAATTTTCGATAGTGAGCATCGAGATGATATATTATATTATATTATTGAACAATTTAATAAATTATGTTCTAATTCTTTTCCATACAAAGATTTTGTAGTTACAAAATCAGTAGGTAGTATTAATAATATGGAACAAGTTCCTCATATTGATGCTAGTGGTAAAATCGTTCCTAATAAAATCAAAATAGGTGATTATACAATCCCTAAATTACCTACAGATCCAAAATTACGTGAAGAACAACTAAAAAAGAAAAATGCAACAACAGAAAGAGAGTATTACGAAAAGTGTTTACCAGCACAAGTTCAATTAGCAGAAAAGATGAAAAATCGCGGACAACCAGTTCAAGTTGGCTCTAGATTAGAGTTTCTTGTAACAGATATTGATAATCATCAAGGAAAACAATATGATAAACTTGAATCAATTGAATATTTCGTTCAACATAGTCAATCTCTTAAAGTTGATTTCTTTTATTATATAAAAATTGCTATTAATTCTATTGATGAGATACTTAACATAGCATTTGATAAAGATGATGAGAAATATAAATATAGATTTAAAAAAGATTTTATACTTGAACAGTATAATTTCAGGTATAAAGTCAGAAGAAAAGTTTTAGAAGAATTAACCAATCTTTTCAGAACAAAAATAACATTCAGTTGATATTATATTTAATTATTTATACAAAATTTGTATAAATAAGTTTAATAATATTAGTAAAAAATAATTTTTTATTCTTTTAATTAATAAAAAACAATATGGGAAATATTATAACATCAGCCAATTCTTTTAATGTTGATGATAATGGAAATATCATACACCCAAAAGATACTACCTTTATGGGAGTTAGTACATTTGATGGAACAGGAACATTTAATAAAAATGTAAATTTTAAGGATACAGTTGAATTTGATGATTCTCTAACTGCTAAAAAATCAAGTACATTTTTAGATAATGTATATATAGGTAGTGAAGAAATCCCTAAAATATTATATATCAATGGATTTCCTATAGATACAGGTGCTTTACATGGAAATTTTTCAACTGTTTTAACTGCAACAAAAGGTTTATCAGCTAGCACCGGAACATTTTCGGGTGAATTATCAGGAACAATTGCCAGATTTAGTGATAGAGTATATGCTAATGCTGGAATAACAGCAACTGATGGTACTTTTAGTGACAAATTAACAGTTAATGGAGATTTAGAAGGAAAGAAAGGTACTTTTAGTGACAAATTAACAGCTAATGGAGGTTTAGAATCAAGTAGCGGTAATTTTACAAGTGATTTAACTACAAATGGAAAATTAACTGCAAATTCAGCAACAATTACTAATGGATTATCAGGTAATTCTGCAACATTCACAGGAAAATTAACTACAGATATTTTAGAAGCTAAAAGTGCAACATTTACAGATTTAACTGGTAATTTATCAGGTAATTTAAAAGGTGATGTAACTGGTAATGTAAAAGGTAATTTAACAGGTGATGTATCTGGTAACGTAACAGGTAACGTAACAGGTAATGTTAAGGGTAATTTATCTGGTGATGTAACTGGTAATGTATCTGGTAACGTAACAGGTAACGTAACAGGTGATGTAACTGGTAAATTAAAAGGTGATGTAACTGGTAATGTAAAAGGTAATTTAACAGGTGATGTAACTGGTAACGTAACAGGTAACGTAACAGGTGATGTAACTGGTAAATTAAAAGGTGATGTAACAGGTAACGTAACAGGTAACGTAACAGGTGATGTAACTGGTACATTATCAGGTAATGTAGTAGGTAGTACAGTGCAAGCAGGTGAAATTAAAAGTGAAAATTTTATAGGAGGAACAATTAATGGAACAAAAGGTATATTTTCAGATGTATTAGATACTCAAGGTTTAATATCTACATTTGGTAGATTTACCGAGTCTGGAAATTTCGGAGATAATTTAACAATAAATCAACGAAATATAAATTGGGATGGTAAAAGTAAAATTGCAAGATCTGGTGGTCTTGTTATAAATGGAGAAAATAAATGGACAATTGGTGAAGTTACTAAAGGAAATAATACTAGACTTTGCTTTTCAAAAGGTGATATACCATTTGCATGTATTGATCCAATAACATCAAATCTAACATTAG